GGCTTCGTGGGCGTGTCGCCGATTGAGACGAACGCTGACGCCATCGGGCTGGCGATCGCCACGGAAGAACATGCTTCGGCGGTGTTCTCTCGCGGTACCACGATGTCTGGTGTGATCGAGCGGCCGCGGGAAGCGGCGCCCATTACCAACCAGGCGAATCTGGACAATCTGTTAGGCAAGTTCGCAGAGCGCCACAGCGGCATCCGCAATATGTTCAGCGTTGCCATGCTTCAGGAGGGGATGACCTACAAGCAGCTGGCCATGGATAACGAAAAGGCTCAGCTGCTGGAAAGCCGCAAGCATTCGTCAGTGACCATCTGCCAGATGTACAAGGTGCCGCCCCACATGATCCAGATGATGGACCGCGCCACCTTCAACAACATTGAACACATGGGTCTGCAGTTCGTGATCTACACGCTTCTGCCGTGGATCAAGCGGCATGAGTCCGCAATGATGCGCGACCTGCTGCTGCCATCCGAGCGCAAAGATCTGTACGTCGAATTCAACGTCAGCGGGCTGCTTCGTGGTGATCAGAAGTCTCGCTATGAATCCTACGCGATCGGCCGCAACTGGGGCTGGCTGTCTGCTAACGATGTGCGTCGTCTGGAGAACATGCCGCCAATCACTGGTGGTGATCGTTATCTGTCGCCGCTGAACATGTCAGAGCCGGGCAACTCTGCCAGCGCTCTGAACGCCACGCCCGACCAAATGCAAGAGATTGAGGGAATCCTATGCCGCGCATGATCAATTACCCGCACGTCGCCTCTATGGTGTTCGGCGTTCCGCTATACGCCACGCCGGCGCTGGTGACCGCTGTTAAGTCCGTTCTTGAGCCCCGGCTGCTGGGTAAGGGCAGTGAATCGGTAGAAGGCCTGTCGCCGCTTGCCATGGTAGATGACGATCAGCGGGCGACTCAGACACAGCAGGCCGGCACCAAAGTAGTGGTGATTCCGATTCACGGCATTCTGGTCCCGCGAAGGGGCGAGATCACCGAAAGCTGTGAAGAGCTGGTTTCCTATGAGCTGCTGCGCGGCCAAATCGAAGCGGCCCGGCGAAGCGACCAGGTGGCCGAAATCGTGCTGGATTTCCACACCGGTGGTGGATCCGCTCTGGGCTGCAAAGAACTAGCGGACTACATCCACATGGTGTCAGCCGAAAAGCCCATCACGGCTCTGATCAACTTTGCGGCGGCGTCGGCGGGTTACTTCCTGGCGTCTGCCTGTTCCCGCGTGGTGGCCAGCCCTACCGCTATGGTGGGATCCATCGGCGTCATCATTGAAACCTACGAAACCAGCCGGGCTGAAGAAGCGGCTGGAATCAAATTCAACACCTTCTACCGTGGCGGTCATAAAAACGATTCGTCACCCCATGAACCCATCACGGATCAGGCCACGCTGGAAATTGGCAAACGCCTGGACGCCGCTTATGAAATGTTCACCAGTTCGGTTGCGCAGTATCGCGGGCTGGACCTGGAAGCGGTGATCGCAACGGAAGCGCGTATTTTATCGGCCAAGGAAGCGCTGACTCTGAAGCTGATTGACGAGGTGGCACCGGCTCAGGATGCCGTGAATGCCATCGTCGCCACTTACCGAAAAACCGAAGAAGGCAGCGGCCGGCGGATCTCCGCTCAGGCCCATGCCCTGAGTACCCAATGCCAGCTCTAGCCACGCGGCGGAGCAGCTAACCCGGCGGCCACTGGCCGCCTTTTTTGTACCTGGAAGAAAGAGGAAAGCGATATGCCTATGCCCATGATCGAAGAACTCCGCCGCAAGCGCGCTGAGGTGAGCCAGAAGGTTCAGGACCTGGCCGCTGCAGAGCAGGAAACCGGCGACCTGACCGTTGAGCAGCTGACAGAATTTGATGGCCTCAAAGCGGAATTCGACCAGCTGACCACCAAAATGGAACGCGCTGAATTGACTGAGCGGATGCACGCGGCAGCCGCGCAACCAGTGAGCGCTGGCCGCCAGGCTCCTGCCGTTCACATCAAGCCGGAACTCAAGCAATACCCCGGTGCCAGTGCCGCCCGTATGGTGATGTCCATTGCCGCCGGCGGCGGAAACCTGGGTGACGCGGTGAAGTTTGCCCGCAACGAGATTGGCGACATGGATGTTGCCATGGCCATGGAAACCGGTGGCGGATCGGCTGGCGCCCTGGTGCCGGACAACATGCACGATGAGATTATCGAGCTGCTGCGCCCCCGCACTGTGGTGCGTCAGCTGGGTTCCCAGAACGTGCCACTGCCGAATGGCAACCTGTCCATGCCACGCATGGCGTCCGGTGCCAGTTCCGGTTACGTGGGTGAGGGTAACGACGTTCTGGCCAGCGAAGGCACCACCGATGACGTGAACCTGTCTGCGAAGACCATGATCACCCTGGTGCCCATGTCCAACCAGCTGATCGGCCGTGCCGGTTTTCGCATCGAGCAGATCGTGCTGAATGACATGATCAACTCCATGGCAGTGCGTGAAGACAAAGCCTTCCTGCGGGATGACGGCACCAGCAACACCCCGACCGGCTTCAAGAAAACGGCCACGGATGCCAGCCGCACTTCCGCCTGGAGCGGTACCGCGGATCTGAACACCATCGATGCCTACCTGGACGGCCTGATACTCACCCTGATGAACAGCGACAGCCTGCTGATTCAGCCAGGTTGGGCCATGGCACCGCGCACCTATATGAAGCTGTTCGGCCTGCGTGATGGCAACGGCAACAAGGTGTATCCGGAACTGGCTCAGGGTCTGCTGAAGGGCTATCCGGTGCAGCACACCACCACCATTCCCACCAACCTGGGTACCGGTACCAACGAATCCGAGATTTACTTCGCGGACTGGAACGACGTGGTGATCGGCGAGCAGGAAAACATGAAAGTCGATTTCAGCCGCGAAGCCACCTACAAGGACAGCGGCGGCAACCTGGTGTCGGCGTTCAGCCGCAACCAGTCGGTTGTGCGTGTAGTGGCTGAGCACGATATCGGCTTCCGTCATCCGGAAGGCCTGGTGCTTGGTACCGGCGTTACCTGGTAAGCATTGCGCTGTTTGTAGTTGATATGGCGGTCAAGCCTGGCCGTCATCACTAAAACGAAAGGAGCCACATCATGGCTGGACAAAAGAACGAACTCACTCCGGAGCAGAAAGCGGCTCAGGAAGCCGAGGAACAGGCAAGGCAGGAAGCCGATCAGCGTGCCCAGGCTAATGCCAAAGAAACCGTAGTGGTCACATTCGTTAAGCCTTACAGCCGCTATAGCCGGGGCGATGTCGCAGGCTTTGCGGCGGCGGAGGCTGAGCGCTTGGTGAAAGGTCGTGTGGCGGTTAAGGGCAGCAAGCTGCCTGCCAAAAAGCCAGAGCAGGATTCTGAGCCAAAAGCCTAAACGCTAAACCCAAACCCTGTGCCGGTTTCGGCCGGCCAAAGGACACCAGCCGATGATTACGATTGAACAGGCGAAAGTCCACCTTCGGGTGGAGCACGACGAGGAAAACGCGCTGATCACCTCGTTGATCGCCGCCGCGTTCCGGTACATCGAGAATCGCACTGGGCAGGTATTCGATCAGCGTGACGGCATAGTGATGACTGCCGATCGGCTGCCAAAAGGATCTGAAGGGATGGAACTTCAGTGGACGCCGGTTCGGAGTGTGACGGAGGTTTCTTATCTGGATCCAGAAGGTGTCAGAACGGTGCTGGAAGCCAGCGCTCTGGACGTTGAAAAGCGTGGCGTTTATCCGGTGTTGTATCCGGACACAGAAACCAGCTGGCCAGCACACCGGCCGCAACGGGGCAGTATTCAGATCACGTTTAACGCGGGTTATGAAGAATTCCCTGCGGATGTCGGTGCGGCCGCACTGCTGATCATCGGCCACTTATACGAACATCGGGAATCCGTCGTCATCGGCACGATTCCCGGTGAACTACCCATGGGCGTTGAGATGCTTCTGGCGCCTTATGTCATTCACAGGGTTGGTTGAGCTATGCGAGCCGGATCACTGAAAGACCGCGCCACGCTTTACGCCGCCCGGCGGGATGGCGCACCGCCAACCTGGCCATTGATCGGCAAGCTCTGGGCCGGGTTCCAGGAGCCCCGTTCAGTTGGCCGTGGTGAGCAGACCGGCATTCGCGCCGTTGACAGTACGTTTGTGCGCCTGCGTTACCACCCGGATCTTGTTCAGGGCCAGCTGCTGGAGCGTCAGGGCATGTGGTACCTGGTGGAATCGGTAGAGCCTGGCGAAAGCCGCAGCGAACTGGCCGTATCTGCCCGCCGCATCATTGGGGTTGATGCCCAATATCAGCAGCGTGGTGAGCAGGGCAGTACTGAAGTACTCGCATTCATCACCCGCGAAAACATCTACCTGGGACCCATGAATGAGCCCCGGCTGCAGATCGAACTGTTTCAGCCGCAGCTGCCGTACCCATGGGGCCGCCGTGGCGACACCATCACCCTGCGCGGTGCCACCTACACGGTGGATGGGGTGGTGGAAGGTAGCGATGACGGCGTGACGATTACCGTGATGGTGACGAGCTGATGGCCCGCCGTAAGCCAGGTGTTCAGCTTGATGGGTTGGAGAGTGTTATCCAGTCCCTTGAGGACCAGCCCCAGGCAATCCGCCGTGCTACTCGTTCCGCCATCAATGACCAGGGCCGGGACAGTAAAAAGGACTTGGCTCAATTGGTCGCCCGTGACGGCGTGTCCCGTGCCAAAGCGGGTGGCCAGATTCTGCTAAGCAGGGCAACAAACAAAGAGCCCGTGGCGGTTCTGGCCCCGACCAGCCGGCGCATACCGTTCCGGTTCTGGAAAACCACCACTCGGGTAACAGACAGCACCGGTACCCGCGCCAGCGTCTGGATCAAAAAAGGCGGGCAGCTGATGCGGGTTTGGGGATTTGTAAACCCGAAAAGTAAAAACCGCCGGGTGTTGACCCGTTATCGCAAGGCCGGTGAAGACAGGGTCAGGCCCGCTGCTGGGCATAGTGTGAAGCTGCACTTTCAGGCTGCCGCTGACGATGGGTTCCGTAAAAACGTTGGTGAATCTCTCAGCGACAAGTTCTTAAAACGCTACAACGAGCAACTGAAAAAATGACCGCAATCGCAACGCAGGTAGTCAACGAGCTGATCGCCCGGCTGGAAGAAATCTCCGTAGCCAACGGTTACACAACGGATCTGCCAGGCGAGGTGCAGGACGAAGACCCAGCTCTGTATTTTGACGAGCACACGGCTTTGCCCTGCATGGGCATCCGCAACCTGAGCGATCGGGTTACCGGTCAGAGCCGTGGTGCAACGCTGCAAACACGCACCATAGAAATAGTCGCGTATCTGGAGCGTGGCCAAGCAACCCGGGCGCGGCAGGACTCCCTGCTGCAAGACATGTACCGAACCGTATTCAGGCCAGAGAGCATCAAGCTCAACGGCCTGGCAGTCGAGATCGAGGCCGGCGAGGCTCAGCTCGACGACATTGAACTCGGCAGTAAGATCATCCCGATCTATCTGCCGATTACCCTGACGTACAACACCCTGAACTGGAGCTAACCCTATGCCCTATAAAGACACTGGCCTTATTTTCGCCGGCAACATCTACATGGCCAAAATGGCAGGTGATGTGGCCACTGAATTCGCAGGCCCAATCAACGTATCCCGGCTGGAACTGACGCCGCCACAGCCCGAAAGCGTGAACCGCACCAGCTTTGAGCGCGACACCTACGGCCAGGTTCTGGACAGCGTCAATCTGCCAGGCGAAGCGCCGCGCATCGCGATGGACTTTGACTCGCTGCCGTCTGACCTTCTGGCGGATGCGCTGGCAGGTACCGTTCAGGACTTCACAAACACAACCGCAACCATCACCGGCGAGGAACTGACGCTGATCAATGGCCTGTGGCTAAAACTACCTAACGGTCACATTGATACCACCAGCATTGTAGTGACTAGGGATGTGGGTGCCACGGTTCTGGTGCAGGGCACCGATTACCAGGTGGAATCTGCCACCGGCCTGATCCGCGCCCTGAACGACACGGCAGCGGTAGCCGTAAGCGTCGATTACGACACCCTGGCTGCCAGCGGTAACCGCGTGCTGGGCGCGACCGAAATCAGCAAGAAGCGCCAGATCATCATGGACGGTAAGAACCTGGTTACCGGCAAGACTGCAGCCGTTACCGTGTGGAGCGCCGCCTTCAGTGCCACCCAGGCGCTGGACCTGATGTCCCGGGAGTTCATTACCGGCACGCTCGAGGGCACCATGGTGACCCCCGAAGGGAAAACCAGCCCCTACGAAATTGACTTCGTAGAGTAATACAATTAGCCCATGGGCTAACTAGGAGCAACCGATATGGCTAAGCAACAACCAGAGATTCCGGCTGAAAAGCCGGTTGAGGAAGTAAGCGCCAGGCTCAAAAAGCCGCACCGGCATAAGGGGTTTGAACTGCCGGTCGGTGCTGAAGTCATCCTCACCAAAGCCCAGGCGGAGCGCCTGACGCAGCGGGACGTGATCTGATCCGTCTTTAAAGCAAGCCTGAAACCACCCCCGCTACGGCGGGGTTTTTTGTGCCCGGAGAACCCATGGCCGCTAACCAGAAACAAGAAGTTGAACTGCTGATCAAAGCAGGAACCGAGGGCCTGAAGTCCATTGGCCAGCTGGTCAAAGAGCTGGAATCATTGGGCGAAGACACCGGCGAAGCCAGCGAAAAGCTGGAAGGCCTGGCGGGCAGCCTGAAGGGCTTGCGCGATCAGCAAAAGCTGGTAAAGCAGTTTGCTGACCTGAAGGGCGAAACCAGGGATCTGGCGCAACAGCAAGACAACGCCAAAACCCAGGCCACCGAACTGGGCAAAGCATTAGCGCAAACCGAAAAGCCCACCAGGGCTCAGCGCACCGAATTCGAAAAAGCCCGCAAGGCTGCCAAGCAGGCAGATCAGGCGTGGCAATCCAACCAGGTAGAGCTTAACCAGCTGCGCGACAGCCTCTCAGATGCCGGCATCAGCACCAGCAACCTGTCTGACGAACAGCAGCGCATCAAGCGTGAGATCTCTGGCGTTGACGAAGAAATCAGCAGTGTTACCACTGAGCTGACCCAGATGCGCGATAGCGCACGGCAGGCGGCGGCTGGTAGTAAGAAGCTGGGTGACGACGTTGCCGAATCCGGCAAACGGGTTGGCACGTTCCGTGATCGCATCAAGGGCCTGGGACCCGTGCTGGGCACCATCGGATCAGGCCTGAAAACGGCCGCCATTGCAGTCACTGGCTTTGCCGCAACCGTGGGCGCGTCCGTCGCCACCATGACCCTGTTCAGCCGTTCCCAGGGTGAGGCTGCCCGTAACATCCGCAACACCTCAGACGCCATCGGCATCAGCGCGCAGAAGCTTCAGGAATTCCAGGCCGCTGGCAGAGAATTCAACATCGAGGGCGACAAGATCAGTGATGTCCTGAAGGACGTAACTGAAAAAATCGGTGACTTCTCCGCAACCGGCGGGGGCGAAGGCGCTGACGTATTCAAACAGCTCAACCTCAGTATTGAAGATTTCCGCAACCTGGCCCCGGACCAGCAGCTGCTGAAGCTTTCCGAAGCGATCACTCAGCTCGATTCCAGATCTGAGCAGGTGTTCTTCCTGGAATCCCTCGCCAGCGATGCGTCCCTGTTGCTGCCCCTGCTGGACGACAACGCCAAAGCCTTGCGCCAGATCTCAGAGGAAGCGCAGGCAAGCGGCGCGATCCTGTCGGACAAGGAACTGGCGGACCTCATCAAGGCCAACGACACCTATAACGATATAGACCTGAAGCTGAAAGGCCTGGTCAGCCGCATTGGTGTGGAGCTGGCCCCTGTGGTCGCGGAATCCACGGATAAAGTGCTGAAGCTGTTCGACAGTTCTGGTGCTGCGGATGGCCTGATCACAGCGTTCAAAAGCCTGACCACTTCCGCCACCAACTTCTTTGAAAGCCTGGTTAAAAATCAGGCCTCGATTGGCAGCGGCTTTCAGACCCTGGTTGATACCGTTCAGTTTCTGGGTAACGGCATTACGGCCGTGTTCCGAACGGTGCAGACT